GTTAGTTTATGCGCACTTCACAATACCATTGTCCAAGGATGTAGATGTCTCGACTTTGAAATTTACTGCTTAAATGATGCACCGGTTGTTGCTGTTTCCTCAATTGACCAGGTAGGCGTAAAGCAGAGTTATAACGCCCTCCCAATTTCTGACGTATTAAATGATATAAATACATACGCCTTTTCCGAAGTTAACGTGCCAACTGACGGAAAGAACCCGCGTTACTGCCCTAATCCAAAAGATCCCCTCTTGTTGCACTTTAGACTAAAAACAAATAAAGTAAATATTCTTAATCAGCTCGCGGCAGAAATTGCCCAGACCCTCGGTAATAGACTATTGCCTATCGATTATATGCGCGAATACAATGGCAAAAATATTACAAAAGTTCCGATTAACGTATTTTTAGGCAAAGTCGTTATTATGGTAGAGAAGAGCAATACATCACAGGGTATGCCAATACTCTACCAATCAAAGAATCTATGGGAGCTCACAAATGTCACTACTAATTCAGCATTTATCCACGAAAAATTCTTTACTGATATTAAAAACACAACTGATCCGCAAGATATTATCGAATTTAATCGTCAAAATATGACAATCGTATTACCAGACCTGGCAGAATATGACATAAATTATATATACACTGTGCCTCAAGTATTAGGATGCCAGTTGATGGCAATGAGCTTCCAAAGTCACGACCAGAATCTTGTTACATATAATGCTTTTTTCGAACAAGCAGGTAGTGCTTTTGTTATGAAACCGGATTCTCTGTTATATGTCCCCACATTCATTGATAAGCCAGAACCATTGTCACCAAGACTCAATACCGCTACTAGGTATAAAGAAGTTCCTGGTTTGGGTATGATGCCTTCTTAATAAATCATACCCCTCCCGCAATCCCATATTAAAAATAATTATTTTATTTTATATTGATAATATAACATACAAAATAATATAAAATAAAATAAAATGATTAATGATTCACCCGATTCAAATATATTATATTATGAAAATCGAGAGCTGGAATTATTAAAAAATGCAATGAATATTGAAGCAAAAAAAAGAGGAGAACGTATTGCTCAAAATCCGGTTATGAAAGAAATTATAGGCGTGTTGGAAAAATTCATTAGTGATAAAAAACTCGTTTGTTACGGTGGCACAGCAATCAATAATATTCTCCCCGAATCATATCAATTTTATAACCGGAATTTAGAAATACCGGATTACGATTTCTTCTCTTCCAACGCCATAAATGACGCAAAAGAATTAGCAGATATTTATTTCCGTAAAGGGTTCTCTGATGTAGAAGCGAAAGCAGGTGTTCATTATGGAACATATAAAGTATTCGTAAACTTTTTTCAGATCGCAGATATTACCCAACTCGATAGTAAACTATTTAGTAGTCTGAAGAAAAATGCTATTGCCAAAGATAAAATATTATATGCACCCCCTAATTTCCTTCGAATGGCGATGTATTTAGAACTGTCTCGTCCTAGCGGCGATATTTCTAGATGGGAAAAGGTATTTAAGCGTTTAAATCTTCTTAACCGTCATTACCCTTTAAAGGCTGCAAATTGTGACCCAGATACATTTAAACGTTCATTGTCTGCGCGTTCATATAACAAACAGTTTCAGTATGAGAAGGATAAAATACAGACAACCATAAAAAATATTGCATCGAAAGAGAAGCTCGTTTTTATCGGAGGATATGCAACTATTTTATATTCGCGATATTTACACAATAATGAGCGAAAATATTTAGAAGAAATTCCCGATTTTGATTTGTTGTCCAATTCCCCCGATAAAACAGCCAAGGCAATAAAGGATGCACTAGAAAAGCAAGATATTCGAAATATTAGAATTGAAACAAAGGCAGCTATACCTGAATATTTGTCTACTCATTATGAAGTTAGTGTAGGATCGCAGCCCGTGGCTTACGTATATAAACCTCTTGCTTGTCATAGTTATAACTCTATCAAGGTAAATGGTAAGATATTTCGCGTTGCTACAATTGATACAATGATGAGTTTTTATCTTTTATTTTTATATGCCGAGCGCCCTTATTATAACCCTCATAGAACCCTATGTTTATGTGAATATTTATTTAAAATACAGCAGAAAAACCGCCTAAAACAGACCGGATTATTGCGCCGATTCAGTGTGACCTGTTATGGTAAACAAAAGACACTCGAGGATATTCGCAATGAAAAGGCCAAACAATATAAGCGTCTTAAAACGAAAAAAAAGAGCAAAGAATATAATCGATGGTTCTTGCGATATAATCCAGAGTTAAATCCCGACAATAAGGCTTACATTAAGCAAGACAAGACGGAAGAGGATATTATAAATGAGGCAAAATTGGCACTTGAAGCAAAGGTTCTTACTTCAAAAGCTATTATAAATGGTATAGAAGGTATTGAGAGACTTGATAAACTAGAATCATCGAAAAAACGTAAAACTGCTACACCTTCGCCGATCACGCCTATGAAGACACCTTCTGCTTTGAGGATGAAAAAACTAAAGAATAATACGTTACGAATGTCGAGATCATCGCGCCTTTCTCGAACACGTAAAAACAAGGAAGTTGAAAACTTATTATTCGTAGAGGACGATATAATCCCGTAGATGTGTTGTGAATCTTGACTATTACCTCTAACTTTTAAATATTTAAATCTTTTTCATTTAGAGCAATATTGCGCTATAAATGAAAATAAATGTGGTGAAATCGTAACAACACCGTCATACATTAAAATGATTCCACTTTATCCAACATTTTAGTCAACCCAAAATATCCTAATGCAAATAGTGCGCTCATAAAAACCAGTCCGCTTATATTGAAATTGCCATCCGCGTTGAATACGGATGGCAAATACTTCAAAATATATTTTCGGGTAATAGGAAGCTGAAATGCGAAATATAAAATACCTACTAACAGAGGAACTTGAATAAGTTTGTAAATATTTTCCATAGCATCATTTGTATTTATCAGATTTGCTTTTTTTATTTCGTCCATTACATCCTCATCATTGTCGTGTTCTTCAATATAATTTGCTTGAGGTTGATTAGGTGGAGGTCTTGGAACAAAATTGGGCTGAACTTGTTGGTCACTCATCATGTTCATTGTATTCATTGGTATGTCACGTGACGGTAAATTTGTCAAACCATTGATACTAGCTCTTTGTAACCCGTTAACTAGTTCATTGATGACATTTGGTTGTTGCTGTTGCTGTTGCTGTTGCTGTTGTCGTTGCTGTTGCTGTTGCTGTTGCTGTTGTTGCCCATTAAAACCTGCTATATTTGGGGAATACACTTGTCCTTGAATTTGAGAAGGAGGGGGCATATTCATACTACTATTACTCATTTCCATTTTTTGAATAGAAAGATTATTTTGATTTCCACCCATTATAGGATCGGTTGGAAGGTCGTCGATGCTTGTTGTATCAGACATTTCTTAATATATTCTATAAAGAATGATAGATTTGTATTTACTACGCAAATCTAACTAATTTCTTTTGAGAATCACACGGTTCAGATTTATTCATATATGTATAACATTTGTCGCCATATAAGTATGTCTCTTTCTCTAATTCTGTTATAGGTGGGGAAGTAAAAACAATACATTTTTCTCCTTGGCATTCTTTTCTAAATAATGTTGATAATCCTAAACCAAGAATAATAGATATTATATATTTACTTGTATCAGAATGCAACCATTTTTTAATATTCATTTTATATTTTGTTATAGATCGTTATATATTAATTACTATATAATATATATATAATATATAGTATTTTCAAAATATATTAATTTTAAATTATAGTTGTTTATATTTATATAATATATTATAAACTTATACTTGAATTGGTATTGTCTTTAATGATCCTGTATTGTATGGACACTTCTGTTCTTTAGCTACAAATGTAAAACAATTGTCCGCTTTATCGGTATATTGAAATTTATTACTATTATCTACTGTGGGATAGATCAATATACTCCTCTGTGGTGGATTCGATAAGTATATATATGTCATACCTATAATAAAACTTAAAACAAACAATGGTATTGAAATATATTTCATTATTTTATATATATAAAAATATATATTATTTTATATATTTCATAATATGATTCATATATAATTCATATATAATTACGCAGTATAATTACGCAGTATAATATTAATCATTTTTTTTGCTCTCTGTTATAGTCATCGTTTCTGACTTATTCACCATACACGATATATCGCAATTACAATCTACATCTCGAGGTCTAGGTGGCTTATTTGTTATTTCGCACTTGAAATTTTTCTCAGTCATTTCGAGTGGCTCAAACCTCTTGCACGTTCGCAAACACTCACACTTATTTTTCGCAGCATTACAACACAATAATTCAATACGACTTACCGAATATTTAGAGATATGTGGTGCCAATAGTCGATTATCTTGTATATTAATGAATCTATTTTTCATACTAAATATATTAAATGCAAATGTCAATGTCCTAAACATTTCACCAGTAATATAATATATATAAATATTTCTATACCTATTTCGCATATATTATATTATATTACTATCACTATGCCACTGCCTCGTCGCCACTGCTGCCGCCATTACCCGTTTTCACCGTATTATATCCTCCGCATCCTCCACATTTAAGTCCTATTGGATGAAAACGAACTTCCCCTTTAAACCCGCAGTCATTACACGATATTTTAGTATTTATATTATCACTAAATACGAGTGTCGAAATGATCATATCGTATTCCGTTATCATTCTTTGAAGCATTTCTCCCGTTAACATAGTCTTCCTACAAAGAGGGCACGTGTATCTATTCTGTCTAATCGACGACATATAACAATCACCGTGAATAATATGCCCACACGGTAATATTGTAGTTCTCTCTCTTGACAAAAATACACTTTCCAGGCATATACAACAATCATTTTTAAACGCTTCAGATATACACTTATGCGTATCTTTTATACTTTTATTTATACAACCACCACACTTATCGCAGTGATAATAATCATCCTTTGTATGCCCTATACTACACATTCTACATATTTTACATTTATCACAATGATATATCTCAGCTGACGGTTCATCGGAATATAAATGACATACCCCACAGTAATATTTTGCGAATTCTATATTATTCACATTATTACTACAATCAACATTTGCGCATAAGTTTGAAACAGGTTGCCTCATCATACAAACATTACATACCACCTCACAAATATCATACCTATTTATTTCGTGATCCGATATTTCTGAATCGTGACAAAACCTACATCCGAATTCTTTATCACAACATTTTGCCACTATTTTACATCCAGAAACATAATGTCCACAATTATTGAATTTGAATTTACGCATTTCTCCCGCATCTCCCGTTTCACGCGTTTCGTCATTTTCCAAATCCCCGCATTCGCTTCCTGAATACGTGATCCACGAACTCTCTGAACTCTCTGAATTCTCTGCACTTTCTGAACTTTCTGAACTTTCTGAACTTTCGTATTTATCTGTTGACATATCAGCCATATTAGATATATATTATTATATATAGGCGATATGCTTTATATTATATTATTTTAGTTTAATTACTTACATATATTAAACGATATCTTTGACGCGACTACCCCTAGTATTATTCCCCCTATAACTTGTAATATTGTATGACAGTTCAGATATATACGCGACCATGCAAGAAATACTAAATATATTGGCGCAAATATACCTGTTATCTTTTTATACTTCGGGAAAAACAAATATGTCAATGCTAATATTGTAGTAGCGCGGATCATATGCATAGATGGAAATCCCATAACATTGTATTCACTGCGATTTACCTTTTTCTTTATCTCATCTAATATAAAATTCGACTCTAAAAAGTCATATGTCATATCCTCATCTATACACGTTCCAGGCCTATGTAAAAACCCATAATTAAATCTAATCATAAATACCTTTAAAAGAGTTCCCAACATATTGACCACAAACACAATTAATAAAATATAAAACCATTTCTTATCTCGTAATACTATAAGAGATATAAAAATGGAAATATACATAATATTTACTGAATTCGAAATATATTGCGCAACAATATATAATGTTTCGTTTTTATGAATTACGGTATTTCTCCCGTCGTTGGCATTCATCGCGTTTTTAGAACCTACTAAACTCGCCTCGCCCCCTCCTCTCCCTGGTATCCTTGAGTCTTTAAAAATGCCTTGTTTGTATTGCGCGGGAGAATATGATAAATTCGGTGCACCATTATTTAAAACAGATAATCCATTTTTTGATATAATATTCGGATTTTTATTCGGATCTGGATTCGGACTCATATTCATTCTATATGTCAAGAGTATATATACGTATACTATGTATTATATGTATATATTAAATCGTAATTAATTATTACTATAATAAACTATCATCACCAACATCTCCTGATCCAGCATTACTTGGCAAAGGCGATCACGTGAGGACGCTCTAAATATACTTCCATATTTTTTATTGTGTTTTTTTTCTGTATCAGTGTGAATACTTGTGTATCGTCATTATATTCTATGTTATTATATAAATATGTTGCATTCCTTATCTTCTCAGCAATAGGTATAATATGATTTAAATATATATCTATAACAGTATTCAATTGCTCTTTATTATTTGATACAGCAAACTCTTTCATTATTTGTTTTATTTGTTCCACATACGTATATATCTCAGTATTATATGCTTTAACCTCCCTCATCTTCTCTGGATTATTCAACACGTCAATATACGTAGAATATAACTTCTCATATTTCACCATCTCTGCTTCTAATTCACCTTTAGCCTCGCCGAACTTCTGCTGTAACTGCGAATCTGTTATATATTTAAACAACAAATCCAGTTTATACTTTATAATATTATCCTTTATATTCTCAATCTTCTTATAGGATACGTCTATCAAATCCTCTACATTCCCGATCTTACCCTTAGATATTTCCATATTCAGACCACACGGATTAGACTTATTACCGCAAACCGCTTTTAGTATACGGTTCTCGTCAGTAAAAATAGTGCCACCTTCTGCTTTACATACGATACATTTTCTAGTAATTCCGAGCCGCAAAATTCTATCCTTTTTCTTAGATAATGATAATGATTCATCTGACATTATAGACTGTTTTTTACTATCGTATTTATCATCATATTTGTCCTTTAATTTATAATACTCGATTAATGCGTTTTCGATTGAAATATGTGAATGCGACATTTCTTATATATATTCTATATATTTCTATATTATTTTATAAATATTTTCATATATATGATATTTATTATTTACTAATTATTAATTTTGATTTTAGCATAATCTCCCGCGCATTACGTATCACGCCTTTTTTATAATCTTTATCTATAAGGATTGACAATAACATCCGAAGAAGAAATATCCCATAAAGGAAGATCTGTTATTAGATTTGTTGTATTTACACCAGCACCATTTCCACGCTTAGAATTTTCTATTTTAACATTTAGAGAATTTAATCTGGATAATACATCTTGCTTCTGTTCTCTAAATTTAGCCTCCTTCTCTTCTGGTGTAAGTTTACCGCGATATTTATAATACAAAAATCCACCAATTATAAGAACAAATATTAGGAATAATATCAAATTAAATACAGTATTTGTAAAAACATACCTCTGTTCATTACATTGCTTCAATACTTGATTCATAAAATATTTTACTCCTGGTTCAGTTAATATAGGCTTTTCCATTTAAATTTATCTATTATTGATGAAATAAAAAATACTATTACATTATAATAGGATTTTTTTAAAATAAATTATACATATTAGATATAATGCCTGAAACTACTTCTGGTTCATCAAATTCATCCGATACCAGTAATACCAACAATGCCAACAATGCCAACAATACCAACAATACCAACAATACCAATTCTACAAATACATCCAATTTATCATTGCCGCCATATACCGTCTCACAACAACCAAAGAAGAACCCATTTAATAATACAGTCCCGACAAACTCAACAGGAACTTCAAGTCCACCTGATCCATCCACATCAATATTTTCATTTTTCCTTATAACCCTTATATATTTTGTTGCTAAATACCAAGTAAATGATTCGATGGCTACTATGTTGAATGTAATTTATGTTGTCGCTATATTATCTACACAAATATCTATAAATGCCGCTTTAGCAAAATCGGTATGTAATAATCCAAACTCTACTAATATTGGTATTTTAACAACCATATTTCCTATGTTGTTTATTTTTGGTCTATTAGAATTGATGCTCAATATATATCCAGGTTGGGTCGAGCCATTTTCAAATACATTTGGTTATGGTATTGCTAAGTTAACCGGTTTATCGACCACCATAAAAAATCTTATAAAAAATCCACAGTCATCCTCATCTGGTAAAACAGTTGCAGCAGCATTGAATAATATTTATAATGATCCTTCTATATTTATAAACCAATTTAGTTATGATGATAAGGAAGCATTTGATAGGACTTGGAATAATAGTTATGCTAACGGAGATGGTCTTTTTGTTCAAAGTGCAAAGACGGCAGACCAAAATTCTATCCTATATCAGGAATTTAGACATTGTGTGAAACTTAAAGACATCGTAGGTAAATTCATTTGGTATATTCTTGTTGGTGTTCTTGTAACATCAAAAAGCTACAACGATATTATTAATGAACCTTGTTCTCTTAATCCCGATGTGGCAAATAAAATGGCTAAAGATTTCCAGGCGAACAATACACTAACGTCAAGTAAAAATGATACACCTGATGGATTCAAATACACAAGCGGATAATTTTATCGCTTCACTTTATGCATTCCAATACTCAATAATCAATAATCAATACTCAATAATCAATACTAGATCTATAATCGAATAAATAATTTACACCCACATATACCAATATAGCTAATATGACTGCGAATAACCATATAGGGACAACAGTTTTATTTTTATATCCTATACCAAAACGGCGAAAACTTAAGTCCTTGTTATATATAATTGACGGCTTGAAAGCATTTATAATACCAAATAATATAATAAAAATGAAAATAGATACTATACTTAATGTATCCTTTGTTATTAAATTATTAAACATTGTAGTTTTCTAAATCGCGATATATATATAATGTATATAACATTGTTAAAAAATATATAAAAAATAATCTAATTCAAAAATGAATACATAGAAGTAAATGTTATTACTACCGATCTAGATAGTAATAACATAACAAGTAATATACATTATAGATATTTAATAATTCTTAACAGCCTTATCTACTAGGACTTCGCGACCGATATTTCTTATTATTTTCCTCTCATTTTTTTCATAATTTTCTATGGGCTCACAAACATTTCGCACCAAAGTCAAGTATTCGATTTGCTTCTCTTCGGTGTCAAACCAGTCAGGATTTTGGTCCACCCATTTACATATAGAATTCCTCTCCTTATTTGCAATTTTTACGATTGTGTCTTTCATCTTCTCGTGATTATCGTCTTTCTCCCACTTCTCACAGTCCTTGATATACATTGTATCCCTTTTAGCGTCAGTACAATGTATGGGTCGCTTGTGAATATCTAACTGACGTAGACCTTTTATCATCACATTTGTAATACCTTCGACTAAACCTTTATTCTTAGAGTAGGCAAGATCGTCGAGTGTTATCTTAAGAGACTCTATAAAGTCACTTATATTGAGAGCATCTTTGCACTTCTCATTTAAGAACAAATTCAAATTGAAATTATTCGTATTATTGACAATATTATTAACCACGCTTTTCTCACGCGATAAGCTAACAAGTTGCTCCTGTAGTTTCTCATTCTGCTCGATAAGCTTAATAACTAACTCATTGCTAACTATCTTATTTGATGACACGGTTAATGATGTGAGATCCGGGCAACTATCAACAACATTTATGACCTTACAAGTCTTCTTATGATAGCACAAACTTGACGCAAACTTGTATGAGTTTCCACACGAACAATGGTAAGAATTTTGATCGGAACTTTTTGGAACTTTTTTGTTAGTATTATTTAGTAATTTATGTTTACGTGTCAATAAATGACGTTCATATTGACTCTTCCTTACCGTATTATAGTCACAAGACGAACAATAATATTTCTCGAACTTTTTTGGAACTTTTTCGTTAGTAGACATTAGTATATAATGTCCAGAAAAAAAATGTCTAAATCCTTTTCCAGAAATATTTAAAAATTTTATCGTAACAAAAAAATATACTAAAAAAAGTGATTGTGATCATTATGGTCTGAGTGACGAAGTCGATGTTTTTTTCAAATCTAAAACGAAAAAATCAAAAATGGACATTTATTTTTGTCCATTTTCAAAAAATCGTAAAAACTTTTGAAAAAAACAATTCACTTCACTAATACCAATATTCCAGTTCCAATGGGGCCATCCGGCCTTACCAAGATTCTTATTTTTTAGTTTATAAATATGAAAACTACACGCATCCTCGTCTCATAGCAGCGGCGCTATGCGGGTTTGGTGAAATGGACGGTGTGCGTCCGCTTGGCGGGTTTGGCGAGATGGACGGTGTGCGTCCGCTTGGTGGGTTTGGTGAGATGGAGTATTTGGTAATTTTTGGAATTCATTAATGTAAATATTGTGATATTGTAGATATTTTGATATTTATTTTACATTAATATATTTCACGGATTTCACGGATTTCACGGATTTCACGTCTACTCATCC